TAGGGGCCGTGCCGGGTCAACTTGCGGCAAATCTCGGTTTGAAAGGGTTTTGAGGACTCAAAATGGGCGGTCTAGGGTCTGGCAGCGGCGGTAAGATCGGCACTGGTCCCAAGCCCCAGCATGGTCCTCTGCCTCCGGTGGAGCCGTTCGAGCCGTCCGAGGCCTTGACTGATGCGGAGCGGCGGGCGTGGGATCGGCTCGCCCCTCATGCGTTTCGGCGGCGGACGCTCACGAAGTCCACGGAGTATCAGTTTGTTCTGCTGTGCCGGAACGTCGTGATGGAGGCCGAGATGGCGGTGGATCCGGATCAGCGTGGGGCGGGGAACCACCGCGGGCTGATCCAGCGGATTGACGCGCAACTGCTCAGGTTCGACTTGGCGCCGAACGGGAAGCCGCACGGGGACGTGCTGGATGCTCCGGTGCAGGAGAAGTCGCGGCTTGAGTTGCTGCGGGATCGGCGCCAGGCGCTGGCGGGATGATGAGATCGGGCCGGTTCACCCATCGTGTCGATCGGTATGCCGAGGCCGTTCTCGATGGCGGCATCCTCGCCGGCCCGTTGGTGAAGCTGGCGTGTGCACGGCATTTCAGGGATCGTGAGCGAGCGGCGGCCGGCGGGTGGTATCAGTTCTCGGAGGGCCACGCGGATCAGATCCTGTGGTTCTTCGAGGAGTGCCTACGGCTCCCCGATGTGGTGGACGAGGACGGGGAACCGCAGCCCTTCCGGCTTGATGTTGGCACGCAGTTCTGGGCGTTCGTCCTCGGGTCTGGGTTCGGGTGGATTGACGGCCAGCGGCAGCGTCGGTTCAGGGAGTGGTATATCGAGGCCGGCAAGGGCACGGCGAAGACTCCGGTACTGGCTGGCGTGGGGCTCTACGGGCTTGGATGGGACGGGGAGAGGGCGGCGGAGATTTACGCCGCGGCGGCCGATCAGGACCAGGCGTCGATTATGTTCCGCGATGCGGTGAGGATTGCCCAAGCCTCCCCTATTGCGGAGGAATTGGAGTTTGACGGCGGGGCGCACATCTGGCAGCTCCGTCACCCCTCATCGCTGTCGTTCTTCAAGACGTTCTCGCGGGAGAGCGGGCAGAAGTCTGGCACCCGCCCGCACATGGGGCTGTTAGACGAACTGCATGAGCACGGCTCGGGGGAAACGTCGATGAAGGTCAGGGCCGGCGCCAAGCGGCGCAAGCAGCCAATCTTTGCGGAGATTACCAATAGTGGGTTCGATCGGACGTCGATCTGCTGGCAGCGTCACGAACATTCCCGGCGGGTGCTCGAGGGTACCGTTGACGACGAGAACCTGCTGGCGTATGTGTGCAGCCTTGACGAGGGCGACGATCCGCTGAACGATCCGTCCTGCTGGCCGAAGACGAATCCGTATATAGGGGTCAGCGTCTCAGAAGACTACCTGTACCGTCAGGTCGCCAACGCCAAGAACATCCCGGCCGAGACGAACAACGTGCTTCGTCTCAACTTCTGCGTCTGGACGCAGCAGCACACCAGAGCGATTCCGATGGATGCGTGGCGGGGCTGTTCGGCCATGCCCTCGGAGAAGGAATTGCTCGCCGCGGACTGCTTCGGCTGTCTCGACATCGGGGAAACGGACGACTTCACGGCCTGGGGGCGCATCTGGGCGCTCGATGACGGCCGGCTGGCGGTCAAGATGCGCTATTACCTGCCGCGGATCGCGCTTGAGCGATATCCGACGAGGCCCTATCAGCAGTGGGAACGGGCCGGCATCCTCACCGTGACGGACGGGGACGTGACTGATTACGGCATTCTTCGGCGGGACGTCGAGAAGGATCACGCGGAGACTGGGATGGGGAGTATCTTCTACGACCCGAAGACGGCCCGCGAAACCGCTCAGATTCTCATGGGAGCGGGGATCGACATGGTACCGATGCCGCAGGGCTTCGCCCTCAATGAAGCCATCACGAAGCTTCTGGGGCTCGTAACGGCTCGGCAGTTGTGCCACGGTGACGATCCGATCCTTGCGTGGATGGCGGATAACACCGTTCTCGTGTTCGGCACGAAGGGCGAGAAGCGGTTAGCGAAGGAGCGAGCCCCCGAGAAGATCGACGGGATCGCGGCCTTAGTGATGGGGATCGAAGGGGCTGTGGTTCGGCGTGAGCGAACAGACGCCGCTCCGCAGATGTTCTTTATCGGGGGGCGAGCGTGAATATTGAGCCAGTGCCAGTCCGACGTCCTCGAGGCCGGCCCCGATCGGAGAATCCCAAGATCCGGCTGACGATGCACCTGCCCTTGTCCTATTACGATCGGATCACTCGGGCGGCCCTGCGTCACGGCGTCTCGGTGTCCTCGGTAGCCGTGAGAACGATCCAGATCGCCCTGGATGAGACAATTTCGCGCCTAAATAAATAGTCCTTACGCGCGCGGGGCCTACGCTGTATATGTGATAAACCGCGCGTATTCCCTGATCACGATCAAGAGCGTCTCGGACGACGCCCGTGAGATCACGGGAATTGCGACGACGCCCAGCACCGACAAGACGGGCGACATCGTGGAGCCTGGTGGGGCTTCGTTTACCCTGCCGATGCCGCTGTTGTGGCAGCACGACGCCCACCAGCCGATCGGCCATGTCACCCACGCCAAGGTCACCGACCACGGCATTGAGATCAAGGCGCGTCTCGTCAGGATTGACGAGCCCGGCTCGCTGAAAGATCGTCTCGACGAGGCGTGGCACAGCGTCAAGTCCGGCCTCGTGCGTGGCCTGTCGATCGGCTTCAGGTCGATCGAAACCGAGCCGATCAAGAGCACTGGTGGACTGCGATTCATCAAGTGGGCCTGGCATGAGTTGAGCGCCGTCACGATCCCGGCGAACTCAGACGCCAGCATTCTCGCTATCAAAGCACTCGACGCGCCATTCCTCGCCCCGACGGGCACCGGGGATGCCGTCTCTTCTGTCACCCCTCCCGCTGTCGTGGGACGAGCCCCCGTGAAGCTGCATAAGGGCAGCTCCCCTGTGGCCCAAACCTATACCGAACAGATCAAGAACTTCGAGAATACCCGTGCCGCGAATGTCGCGCGCATGGACGCCATCCAGCAGGCCGCCGCGGCCCGCGGAGAGGGCAAGACCGACGCAGAGCGCGAAGAGTTCGATACCCTCCGCGATCAGCTCAAGGGCATCGATCAGGAACTCGTGGACCTTCGGGAACTCGAGAAGGCCGTCGCCCTCAAGCCGGTGGCCGCGGCCAGCCCGGTCGCCGCGTCGGCAGCTCGGGACACCAACAGCCCGCTGATCACCGTCAAGCAGGATCTCCCTCCTGGCATCGGACTAGCGCGCTACACGATGGCGCAGATTCAGGCCCGCAAGGAGTATCGAAACATCACTGAGGTGGTGAAGGAACGGTGGCCGTCGGATGGCCGCCTGCACGCCTTCGTCACCAAGGCCAGCGTGCCTCCCGGCATGACCACCGTCGAAGCGTGGGCCGGCGCGATTGCCGAGCCGACGAACCTCTCGAGCGAGTTCGTGGAGTATCTGCGCCCCCGCACCATCGTGGGCCGGATCCCCGGACTCAAACGCGTGCCGTTCAACGTGCGCTACATGGGCCAGAACAGCGGCGCCGTGGCGCAGTGGGTCGGACAGGGCAAGGGCAAGCCGGTCACGTCGTTCGGCGTGTTCGATGGCACCCTGCTCCGTACTAAGATCGCGGCCATCGCCGTGATCACCGAGGAACTAGCCCGCGACTCGCGACTCGAGCCCGGCGGCAGAGACGCTGGTCCGAGACGAGCTGGCCCGTGCGGTTATCGAGCGCCTGGACGTGGACTTCATCGATCCGGCCCAGGCCGCGGTCGCTGGTGTCAACCCGGCGTCGATCACCAACGGCGTCACGGCGCTTTCGCCGTCGGGTACCACGGACGCTTTCGCCCGTGCGGACCTGATCACCCTGCTCTCGCAGTTCGCCGAGCAGAACGTGAACCCGGAGAACCTCGTCCTGATCATGCCGAACACCCTGGCGCTCGCGTTGAGCCTCATGGTGAACAGCCTCGGACAGGCGTCGTTCCCCGGCATCACCCCGGCCGGCGGCACGCTGCTCGGCATCCCGGTCGTGGCCTCGCAGTATGCGGCCAACGCCTCGGGCTCGGGCAACCTCGTGATCGCGCTGAACGCCTCGGACATCTTCCTTGCCGATGACGGCCAGGTGACGCTCGACGCCAGCCGCGAAGCCTCGATCCAGATGACCGACACGCCGACGGTGGACGCCTCCAT